TTTCTCTTGCATTGTAAGGAAAACTTCCTCTGGGCTTTGAGCCTGTTGATGGTCGTTCCTGAATTATTAAGAAAATATTTTTTCCGATTATTGGATTTACTTCAAGATACTAGGATTTGGATGGGTGGTTTTATCGCTCACTATACTGGTTATGGTTATTCCATTTATGTCATTCTTTTAGATATGGCGACGAATTTTTACTCCACCACTTTATGGGGTGTGAAGTTTTTTATCGCTACTTTTTTGGATGAATACTTTGGGACAATGTGGAAGGTTTTCTTTAATCCTTTAGGTATTTTTGCAGTAACATTCGTTGTTTGTGTTTGTTATTGTATTTTTGATTACTGGAGAAGTGTTAGAAAGCATTTTAAAACGTTAGTCCGCGTTAAGGACAATTTCGAATTATCGATTAGGCTTTTTAGTTCCCTTGTTACTACTTTTGCATTTATGCGTTTTGTGTATCTTTGCTACCAGTGGTTATCTAGAAAAGGTAGAACTTATGAGTCAAAAGGAGGACTTGAAAGGTTCTTCAAGAAAGCTAGTTTAATATCAGCTTTCGCGTCAGCCGCTGTTGAATTGTGGAAACAAGTGTACGGTGATGCAGACACCAGGGAATTGAACTCAATATTGAGTATCAATAAGCTTTTTAGAATGTTCATTGGTGAGTATCATCCGGTTCCTCTAAATCAGGACTTTGTTGTTCCATCCTCTTCGCCCACATGGGAAGGTGGACCGGGGCTTGGGTTCCCAAAGAAATCGCCCACAAATGTTCATTGTAAACGTGGGTATAGATGCAAAACATGTCATTGTTATATTCCAGTTAAGAATAAAAATGATTTGATTATTGATTATCAGTCTCCAATGAAACATTATTTCAAATCAGAAAATCTTACAAATTTGGATTTCTCATGTGGTTGTGGACATAATATATTCACCGATGAATCAGGTTGCACTATTTATCCTACTGGTTCAGTTGATAGTTTTAGCTCAAAAAAAAATACATTTTTCGTTAATGCTCCAGAAGATTGGACTCCTCCGGTTACATATTGTATGTGTCTTAGTACTGGGGGGTCTCTAGTTTTTAGTGATGTCCATGATGAACAAATTGTTTATGAGCATACCCCTTGGCGTTCTCCTATTGAAGTAATAAAAGATTGTTGTAGTTTTTTGTCTAGAAGTTATGAAAATGCCTCTCTTCAAGAGATTTTAGAGCAAGTAGGCCCAAAAACTTTTTCTGCTTTGTGTGGAATAACTGTTGGGATGATTATTGCTATTATACTCCATTTCTATCCTAAGAAATGTGAAGAATATTTAAGCAGAGCTGGCTCACTCTTTACAACCAATCCTCTGGATACCCTCAATTCTTACCTTTATCCTGATGGGAAGATTGATGAGTTTGAAGGGAAGAAGGAAACTTATCCATTTCAATCATATGAATCAAGAGTACAAAAACCTCGGAGAGCACCCCGCAAAGAGTCACATGATGACCGTGAGGAGGAGCTTAGAAGGGAGTTTTTGGAAATGACTAAAGATGAATGGCGTGAGGCTCGTGAGGAATGGCTTAATAGTGAAGCATATACCCTTGCTGAAATACTCCGTATAGAAGACGAGGATCTTAATCACCAGTTGACAGATTGGGAATATGATTACATCGCTCATGGGAGTGACCCTCGAGAGTTATCGCACCTTTGGGAGGCAATAAATAGTCAATCCATGACAGAGTCTGAATGCATCAATAATTTGAAGAAATTAGATGCTGCAAGAATGGAGAGTTCAAAAAAAATTAATGCTGCTTGTGTTAAGAAAGTTGCCGAGATGGAGTCGAAGCTGAATCTTGATTTTGAGAAACAGAGGAATATTATTCTCGCGAACTTGGAGAAGGCGAAAAATAACAAAGACGCTGGGGTTAAAATTCTTATGAAGGAAACACCCGTTTCAGCTGATACTGGTAGTAAACCAAAGCGGAAGCGAACAAGAAACACAAAAAAGAAATCTGAAGGCCTTGGTGCCCCTTTAACTAAATCTAAAGAAGGTTTAACGAAATGTTCCAAGGAATGTAAAGGAATGAAGAAGGAGAGTTCTGCTATTGGGCGTTTGGTCTTCAAATGTGAATGCAAATCAAAGCCAGTTGGTTTGGAGGCAAAGCAACCTGGTTCGTTTATGGCTGAATTGGCTGCGACATCTGCAGGTATTAACTTAGTTAAAAACCAGTTTGACGTCATGTCTTCTACAGATGGTGTGATTGGCTCTTGTTTCGTCATCCGAACCTCAGAAAAGAAATATGGGATCGTTTTTAATAACCATTTCTTAGATTATGCAGGTCCTCACGTCAAGATCAATGATGTGGTTATTAATTTAACTTTAGAAGCTAAACGTTATAAAAAGACAGACCTACGTTGTCAACCATTGGACATTGCCGATGGTAAACCAAATAAGTTCGTTTTGACAGTTACGGCCCATCCGGAGAAATGTTTTCAGAAGATTTATATTTTTACAAGGAAAGATGGAAAGTCGTTGATGAGTACAGGGATCCCTCCTAAGGTTGAACCTGATACCAGTGGAACATACCTACACTGTACGTCCGACTATCATTCGTTGCCTGCTTATTGTGGCTCGATAATTTCACTTGATCATGCTACTGTTAGCGGCATACATTACCACACCAATGGTGAGGGAAGAGGGAATAACTATATTCCCTTTACACCCGCGGTTGTTGAGTGGTTTAAGTCTTTATGAAGCTGCCAGGCCATTTTCCGGTATGAAAATGGCAGTGGAGAAATACCATCTAAGTTTAGCTTCGATGGTCTTTTGGATCTGTTTGTTCCATCGTCCGAAAGGACCATTGATTTCCCTTATAAATTTTTGAAACTAATCTGTGACACCCCCTACAGGAGGCAGTATTCTGATAGAGGACTGAATTATACATCTGATATAGACAGGGATTGGGTTGAGTATCGAAAGAAATTCCCCTCTCAGTCTAAATTGATTGAAGATTCGTCCACCTATCATAGAGTACGCCCCATGTGGAAGAATGTCTCAGCACAAATAATGAAGTGTGATGTTCCCGCAGTTTACCCGGTGAATAGTTCAATGGATGAAACTATGAAACTCTTACATGTTTTCTTTCGCTACATCCGTTCAAAACCATCACATGAAAATGAAGACCATACATATGACTTAGCTAAAAGCCCTGGTCTCCCTTATTCTAAACATCATCAGCGAGATAAGCGCTCGGTTTTGGACAGAAATCGGAAGAATCTCATTAAGTATACATTTAATTTGAGTTATCCGGTTATTGATTCCTATAACGATAAAGATGAATTGTTAGATATTGAGGATCTGGCACGAGGCAAAGTCCGAGGTGTTTTTGGAAGTTCTTTCCATGGCATCATTCGTGAGAAATTTCTCTATGGTTTACAGAACCAGAAAATCCTTGAGGATCACCAGAATTCTTGGATAAAGTACGGTTTGGTTAAACAATATGGTGGCTTCAATAAAGCCATAAGATCATTAGAAAAGTTCCCCTTTATATGGGAGAGCGATGTTAGTGGTTACGATCGAAAGATCTTTCTTAAGTTCGTCTATGAAATAAGAAATGCGAATATCATTGATAAAGAGCTATATTTAGACTTTATTAACTCCGTAACCCAGAGTAACGTTTTTCCGTTTGTTCTCCTTCCCAATGGGTATTTAATCCAAAGGCGAACAGGTAATAATTCTGGAAAGAATAATACCACAACCGACAATTCTATTGCTCACAAGATCATTATGGTTTACATGTTTGTGAAAAGATTGAATGAGATAGGTAAGCCTGTCTCTCTCTCTTATATATTTGCTAATGTAGAGCTCCTTATTTACTCGGATGACAAGCTTGGTGGCATGAATTTGTCTGCTTTCGAATTCGAAACTCCTCAAGAGTTTCTTGATTTTGAAAGAGAAGTTTACAGTGAATTTGGTTTGGAATGTAAAGCCACTTCTCAAGTCCACACACTTAAGAAGTCTGGCGATAGAGTTCCGGAGATCCACTCCTTTTTAGGTTCCTTTACTCATTATGATGAAGGTTTAGATGTTTACGTCCCCTACCCTAGATTTGGAAAAATATGCTCTTCTTTGGTAAGAAAATACCCAAATCCCGATATACTTATTAGATTTTGTCGTACAGTTAACCTTACAGTCTCTTGTTATCCAAATAAAGAAGTTTTTTCTAGGGCTCTTCATTATTTAACTTGGTTTTATAATGAACATCCTAAGGAAAATTACCTTTTTGATGAGGCACTAAAGATGTATGATATTGATATTAATGCTCGTTCTTCGTTTCGTAGAGTCTATTTAGGCTTCGAATCTGAGGGGCTGCTCTGTTAGAGTCGCTCTTCAGGCTTTTCGGTTTTGGATGGGAGTTTTAACTTTTCTCCAGTCCTTTGCTTTAAATAATATATGAACATGAAAATTTTAAAACAAACCGAAAATGTCGACAACAGGCAATAAAGTAAATCGAGGTGAAAGAATCCTTAATGCTATGGCTAGTGAAGGGCTCATTTCTGAGTCTGGAAAGTGCTGGTTGGAATGTGCTTTGGACCCGTTCCATGACCATCAGCTTAAAAGGCTTGATGGCTGGCCAGATGTTCAAACAGGTGCTAGTGTTGTTCGGAATGTTAAACAGTCTGTAACTATAACAAAGCCTGCTTTGGCTGCTGCTGGACTTTGGGATCTCCATATAGTTCAGTGGCCCTGGCTTACCGCTAATCAGGGTGCTAGTTCAGTTGGTAATTATACCGCGGATCTGAATCGTTCTGGGCAGTTCATCAAAATGAACGTCTCGACTGCTTCAGGTGCGAAATGTGGTGGGCTTCAAGCTTACTATGTTCAACCTGGTACTCCCCTTCAGATAACTTTACCTGCTTCTGCCACCACTTTGTTGGCAGCTAGTCTTAATGTCCCTCAAGTTTTTACTAAAGGTGTCACAAGGCTAATCGGTATGGGTTTTGAAGTCCATAACACAACTTCTCAATTGAATGTTCAAGGAACAGTTCTTGGGTGGAGACAGATGGCTAACGATAATCAGTTAACCTCCTGGACCATCATAGATGCTACAGCTGGGACAGCAACTTTTACTGGCCCAACTGTTAAGTACCCTCCTGTTAATTCTGCGGAAGCTATGCTTCTAGCTGGTTCACGTCAGTGGGAGGCTAAAGATGGTATTTATGCTGTCTCGGCTTTCCATACAACGGAAAATCCTGCAACAGTTATCTCCCCCACTTGCCCAGTTATTTTGGGTGACGCTGCGGTTGATTTGGAGGGTGTGATTTCCACTTCTGTAGTTAATTGCCCAATTCCTGGACCTGAGGACAGTGGTGCTCGTGCAGTTCCTTCTTTTAGAACACACAACATCCACCAGTCTGGTGCGATTTTTACTGGCCTTTCAGATTCCACATCTTTGACATTAAATTGGAACGTCTTTCTTGAGACTTTTCCTGGTTCAGATGATCAAGAGATCCTCCCTATGGCAACCCCATCCGCTGAGTTTGATCCTGATTGTTTAGACCTTTATTCTCGTGTTATTGTTGATCTTCCAGTTGCCGTTCCTGTGAACGAGAATGGATTAGGAGATTGGTTTTATGATGCTGCAACTACAGCTGCTAAGTACATTGGACCTGTTCTTAGTGCATTGCCTCACCCTATGTTAAAAGGTGCTGGTATTGCCCTACAAGGGTTATCAAATGTTATGCAAGCTGATTCCTCGAAGCCCAAAAGGGTTCGAAAAAGGAAAGCAGCTCAACCACAATCTCAACAACAAACTCCCCCAAATTCATGGGGTCCAGCTGTTCCAGCTGCTAAGAGACTAAGGAAAAAAGCTCTTTTGAGTCAAAATCAAAATGATGCTGTTTCCACACAAGGAAGACCAAAGAAAAGAAAGTGATTCTTTCAAAATTTCTAATGTAGCATTATGTCTACACAATGG